AAAACATATAAATAGTCCTATAGGAATTAATTTCGTAGGACTATTTTTTTATGGCAAATCCATCTTCTAGACAAGGTCTTATTGACTACGCATTGAGAAAGCTTGGCGCTCCGGTTATTGAAGTTAACGTGGACGAGGATCAGCTTGAAGACCGCGTCGATGAGGCTTTGCAATACTATCAAGAATACCACAGTGATGCTATTATTAAAACATATAGAAAGCATCAAGTAACTGCTACTGATATTTCAAACGAATATATTACTATCCCGGATAATATTATCTCGGTACAACGTATTTTTCCTCTGACCGAGGAGAATAGCAGTATTAATATGTTCGATGCAAGGTATCAGATTCATTTAAATGACATCTTTGATTTAAGATCCATGACTGGTAACTTGTCTAACTATGCTGCCATTCAGTCCTATATGTCTACTATGGATCTTGTACTCAATGGTACAGAAAGAACAAGATTTAATCGTCACCTAAATAGATTGATGATCGATGCCGATTGGGGTGTTGATATCAGAGAAGGTGACTATGTTATTGTTGATTGTTACAGTATTATTGATCCAGACACTTATACAGATGTTTATAATGATATGTTCTTGAAGAGATATGTTACAGCACTAGTCAAACTACAATGGGGACAGAATTTATCCAAGTTTGAGGGTATGCAGCTTCCGGGTGGAGTTACTATTAATTCCCAGCAGATTATTGGAGAAGCTCGAGAAGAGATTCAACAAATTGAAGAGCAGATGCAACTCAACTATGAGATGCCACCTGACTTTTATGTGGGGTAAGCTGTGGCTACTAACGTATATTTTTCACCTAAACACAGACCGGAACAACACCTATACGAAGATCTAGTTATTGAATCTTTGAAGATGTATGGTCAAGATGTGTTATACATTCCGCGTCAGCTCATCGCGCAAGATGAGATCCTGAACGAAGATTATTCTAAGTTCACAGATGCTTATGCAATCGAAATGTATATTGAAACCGTCGATGGATTCGCTGGTGAAGGTGATCTATTATCTAAATTTGGTGTAGAGATCAGAGACCAAGCAACATTCGTTGTTTCAAGACGTCGTTGGGAACAACTAGTTGGTATCTGGAATAACTCAATTAATAACGTTAGACCTTCGGAAGGTGACTTAATTTATCTCCCACTTTCAAATGCATTATTTGAAATCAGATTTGTAGAACACGAACAACCGTTCTATCAGTTAAATAACTTACCAACATATAAGTTACAATGTGAGTTGTTCGAGTACAATCAAGAAGAATTCGAAACTGGTGTACGAGATCTCGATTCTATTCAAGAGAGATTCTCTACTCAGACTGTTATCAGTCTTTCATCTGGTTCAGGTGACTTTATACCTGGTGAGACAGTCACACAGGATACTGGTTTGACATACGATACAACTGTTGGTGGTGTAACAACTACTAATACTCTATACGTTACTGCCGAAGTTGCAGAATATACTCTAGATCCGTCTGGCAATTCAGCGACATTGAAAGTTGTGGCAGTCACATCATCTGATGGATCAGACCGTATGTTCAGCGCAGACTTAACAAGACGTATTGTTGGTACTGACTCAGCAGCTTCTTGGATTATTAGCGCAGCAGATATAGACGATGGATTATCGAATGACGTTTATGCAGATAATTCAGACTTTGAAGTTGAAGGAGAGTCAATCATTGACTTCTCAGAATCCAATCCATTTGGAGAACCGTAATGTTTGGTGATCATTTTTATCACGCATCTATACGCAGAATGGTGTCAGCATTTGGCACACTATTCAATAATCTTGAAGTAAAGAAGAAAGATGCAAATGACAAAATACTTCAGACTATTAAAGTACCTCTAGCCTATGGTCCACGTCAAAAGTTCTTGGCACGTGTTACCGAGAGAACATCGCTAGATGATACTAAACTAGCAATCAAATTACCTCGTATGTCCTTTGAGATTACATTCTTGCAGTATGATTCATCTATTGCAACATCAAAGAACAACGTAATTAAAGTTCAAGATCCAGACGATTCAACTAAGTATAAGACTATTCGTGGTCCTATTCCATATCGTATTGGATTACAATTAAATATTATTGCGAAGAATCAGGATGATGCCTTACAGATCTTAGAACAGATCCTTCCTTATTTCCAGCCAGATTATACTATTACTGTTAATGATGTTCCTGAGATGAATGTCAAATCAGATGTACCTATTACCCTTCAGAGTGTTGCAATGAACGATGACTATGAAGGTGATTTTGAAACCCGTCGTGCGATTGTCTATACATTAGATTTTGAAGCACGCGTTAAGTTCTATACAGGAGTCGGTAGCCAAGGCATGATCCTTACTACTGCGGTTGATATGAATGTTGATAATGCTGAAACTTATGGCTTTATTGAAGAGGTTGTTGCAGAAGGTGACTCCTCAACACTATCAACGGAGACTGGTATAGATACTACTGATGACAACCAAATTACACCATGAGGTAGATTATGAGCAAGGATGATATAGAAGACGATTATGATTTTGCAAGATCGCAGTATTATAATCTAGCTGACAAGGGTCAAGAAGCAATTGATCTTATGTTAGAACTGGCTAGAGAGTCTGAGCATCCCCGTGCCTTTGAAGTTTTGTCAAATATGTTAAAACAAAACGCCGAAATTGCAGACAAGTTAATGGCTCTGCAAAAACAAAAGAAAGACGTTAAAAAGGCAGATAATCCGGCTCTTCCAAATAACATGACGCAGAATAACGTATATCTAGGAACTACTTCAGATGTACAGCGAATGTTACAGAATAAAATGAAAGAGTTAGAGATAGATGCCGATAATCAATAATACCGAAGGCTACTTAGGTAATCCTAACGTTAAGCGTGACGGTGTCCAACAACAATGGACACAAGATCAGATTAACGAATATGCAAGATGCATGAAAGATCCTGCGTATTTTGCTAAGAAGTATCTCAAAGTTATTCATCTAGATAAGGGTCTAGTTCCGTTTGACCTGTATCCATATCAGGAGAAGATGTTTCAACACTTTGGTGAAAATAGATTTTCGATCGTATTGGCATGTCGTCAGTCCGGTAAATCTATTTCCTCGGTAGCATATCTCTTGTGGTTTGCATTATTTAATCCAGAGAAAACAATTGCAGTACTAGCAAACAAAGGTGCAACAGCTCGTGAGATGCTTGCTCGTATCACACTCATGCTTGAGAATACACCTTTCTTCCTTCAACCAGGTTGTAAGTCCTTAAATAAGGGTTCGATTGAGTTTAGTAATAATAGCCGCATTATCGCTTCCGCTACTTCTGGATCCTCCATCCGTGGTATGTCTGTCAACCTCCTATACTTGGACGAGTTCGCATTCGTCGAAAACGACGCAGAGTTCTACACTTCCACTTACCCGGTGGTGTCTTCAGGTAAAGAAACAAAAGTAATTGTAACTTCTACTGCCAATGGTATTGGTAACATGTTCCATAAAATATGGGAAGGTGCAGTACAAGGTACAAATGATTTTAAACCATTCAGAGTTGATTGGTGGGACGTTCCAGGCCGAGATGAAGAATGGAAGAAGCAGACAATTGCAAATACATCAGAATTGCAGTTTAACCAAGAATTTGGTAATACATTCCATGGAACAGGCAATACTCTGATCTCAGCTGATGTGCTGCTATCGCTTCAAGCGGGGACACCTATATACACCCAGAACGGTGTTAAAGTTTACGACAGGCCTGAAGAAGACCACAAATACATGATATTTGTAGACGTCGCGAAGGGTCGAGGGATGGATTATTCTACGTTTAACGTAATCGATGTTAGCGTAAAGCCTTTCAAACAGGTCGCTGTATATCGCGATAACCTTATATCTCCATTGCTCTTACCTGATATTATCTATAAGTATGCGAAAACCTACAATGAAGCATTTGTGATAATTGAGTCAAATGATCAAGGATCTGTGGTATGTAATGGTTTATATTACGATTTAGAATATGAGAATGTATTTGTAGAATCAATGGTGAAAGCTAACTCTGTTGGTGTCACCATGACAAAGAAAGTTAAAAGAATCGGTTGTTCTAATATTAAAGATTTAGTTGAACAACACGAAATAAACATTGTAGACTCTGATACTATTATTGAGATGTCTACGTTTGTGGCAAAAGGGCAATCATATGAGGCATCCGATAACAACCATGATGATCTGATGATGAACTTGGTGTTATTTGGATGGTTCACAGCCACACCATTCTTTAGTGAAATGACTGATGTAGATCTAAAGAATATGTTATATGCAGAGAAAGTAAAACAAATTGAAGATGATTTACTACCATTTGGTGTAGTAAGCGGACAAAACGATGTTGATGCACCTGAAACGTTTGTAGAAGGTGGTGATGTCTGGACAGTGCAAGGAAGCACAGACTTGTTCTAGGTTTTTAATTATTTATAAATAGTTATATTGAAAAAAACCGTATTATGATATCACAACTCGTTTAATGTACAATAATCTATAGGGGATTAAAAATGGCTTTTCAAGTATCACCTGGAGTCCAGGTCAGAGAAATTGACCTGACTAATGTCGTCCCTGCTGTATCGACTTCTGTAGGAGCCTTTGTTGGTAACTTCAGATGGGGTCCGGTTCAGGAAGCGACTACTATCACTTCAGAGAAAGACTTAGCTAATCAGTTCGGAGTTCCAACTGCTACTGCAGCTGTTGACTTCTTTACTGCCGCTTACTTTCTGAAGTATGGTAATAATTTACAGGTCGTACGTGAAATTACTTCTGCGGCTCGCAACGCAAATACTGACGATGCGACTACTGCTACAGTTGTTAAAAATCGCGACGACTATGACAATCAAACATTCAGTTCTACTGTCACACTTACTGTTGATGGTCCTCACACAATCGGCGATACGTCTATTGATGTGACAGACGCTTCAAACGTAACTGTTGGTGACGTAGTATCTGGTACTGGTATTGCTGCTGGTTCTGTAATCAACACAATTGCTGGTAATACTATCACATTAGATAACGCAATCACAGGTAACCTTGCTGATGCAGATTCGTTGTCTGTTGCAGTTAATAAAGGTCGCTGGATTGCTAAATATCCAGGTGCTCTTGGTAACTCATTAGCAGTTTCCATTTGTACACAGACTACTACTAATGCGGCATTTACTGCTTGGTCTTATAAGTCCAACTTTACTGCTGCTCCTGGTACTTCTGACTATGTTTCAAACCAAGGCGGTTCAAACGATGAAATTCATATCGTTGTAATCGACGAAGATGGTGCATGGACAGGTACCGCTGGTACTATTCTAGAAACATTCGCATTTGCTTCTCAAGCTTCAGATGCTAAGACAAATGACGGTGCTTCTAACTACTACAAAGATGTAATCAACAATCAATCACAATACATCTGGTGGGGTAATCATCCATCTGAGATGACAAATGCTGGTAGTGATTCAACTACTGCTTTTGCTAACTCGGTATCTGGTGGTAACACAACTATTGATGATTCATTGGTTGGTGGCGCTGACTCAGGTTCATTAGGAACTTCTGAGATCGCTACTGGTTATGATCTATTTGAAGATGCAGAGACTATCGACATTTCATTGTTGATCATGCCTTCTGTTAGTTCTTCAAACGCAACTACTGTTGCAAATGATCTTATCTCAATCGCTGAAGGTCGTAAGGATTGTGTGGCATTTGTTTCACCTGCTACTACAACTACTACTAACTCAACTACACCTAAAGCCGACGTAATCACTTGGGCTGATACTCTTACTTCATCTTCTTATGCAGTAATTGATTCAACAGCTCTTAAAGTTTATGATAAGTATAACGATCAGTATATTAACATTCCTGCTTCATCTTCGATGGCTGGTCTATGTGCTAATACTGATTCAGTTGCGGACGCATGGTTCTCACCTGCTGGTTACTCAAGAGGTCAACTACTTGGCGTAACTAAGATTGCATTCAATCCTAAGAAAGCAGAACGTGATGAATTATACTTGTCTCGCGTTAACCCAATCGTTACTTTCCCTGGTGAAGGTACTATCCTATTTGGTGACAAGACTGCACAAGCTAAACCTTCTGCATTCGATCGTATCAACGTTCGTCGTCTATTCATCGTATTGGAAAAAGCGATTGCTACAGCTGCTA